CACAATTTACAACGCCTATGATGGTGCCGACTACTGCCATGACTTCGACCACTAGGATAAGCGCAAGAGCGCAGTCAAATGATAACGATGCAACCGACAGAATAAGAGGCGTTTTGCTTTTCGGGGTTAGGTAAGCATGTCACAAATATTATTATACTGGCAGGAATACCAAGCGGCTGGCGGCGAGGTGGCGGCAAATACAGAAGCCCTGACGTTGACAACGCTACAGGCAACGATTGCCAAGACTAATAACGTTTCAGCAAATACAGAAGCCCTGACGTTAACAACCTACAGGGCGTCGATAGACTTAAACATGGCGGCTTCAACAGAGGGCTTAACCCTTACGCCGTTTGCGGCGTCTATTGTTGTTGACCCAGAAGTACGCGCTGCCACCGAAGGCTTAACGCTTACGACATACACGGCGACATTGGCACTTAATTCTAACGTATCGGCGGCAACCGAAGGCTTAACGCTAACAACCCTTTCGGCGTCGATCGATTTTAACCTAGCGGCAAGCACTGAAAATTTAACACTCACGACGCACCCTGTCACGGTGGGCGTTGATAGCGGCATTCAAGTATCATATGAAGCCCTTACATTAACGTCGTTTGCGGCCACAGTTGTCGTAGACACAGAGATTGCAGCAATAACGGAACGCTTAAACCTAACAACACACAGAACAACAGTGACCAATACAAACGTGGTTCCAACTGTCGTAACAAGGGGCGGGTATAGCAAGGTAGAAGTAACATGGTCAGACGTAAAAACTGGTGACAAACCGTGTGAACACTTAGTGTCTAAAATTCCCGCCTTGGTATCTTTCCAATCTTCAGGCACGTTTAACGGCGGTACGTCTGTTAGCTTAGTGGCGTCAGACGATAGCGCGGAGTTTTTCACTTGTGTCGATGCAGAGGGCGCAGAGATAACAGGCAAAACGGATGGCTTCCTATCAACGGTAGGCACCAATGCGCGTGGGTTTAGACCAAAGATAATAGACGGTTCTGCCGACTCTGTTACTTTCACTCTGGTATATTGGGGGAAACCGTGGTAATGACGAAAGCTAAATCAAACAACAAAGGGGCTATACTATGATTTTTTTATACGGCTTATTGTTTTTCCCATCTATTATTGGCCTGTTTGTAATATGGCACATTGTCAGGCCGCAAAAGTCACCAGCGGATAATTCAAACAGAATTAACAAGATACGGTTGTTTTGGTTTGCCTTGACCAGAGAGGGCTACATTGCACAGTTTGCCCCGTGGTTGCAGATGGACGAAATGGAAAAGATCAATGACGAATAAAATGCTAATCATGGCGCACTATAAAAACCAACGCCCTATATCATGGCCTTGGCCTAATTTTTCACCGGCGGAGCTTGCCAGCAACGGCAATGGGGCCGTACAGATACAAATACAGGCATTAGACCGCCTTCAAGCACTGCGCACCGAATGGAACAGGTCATTAACCATAAACAGCGCGTACCGTGACCCAGTTTACAACTTAAAGATTGGCAGTACAAACGGGTCGCAGCACCCTAAAGGGACGGCGTTTGATGTCAGCGTGCGTGGGTGGACTTTTGAGAATATATATCTATTTAAAGAAATGGCTTACAAACACGGCTTCCGTGGCTTTGGCGGATATGAACAAAAAAACGGTGAGCGAAACTTTATACATATTGACAACCGTGGCAGTCGCGCAAAGTGGGGTAAAGATTGGGCTTGGCCTAACGCGTATTTATGGGTAGAGCCAGCACCTAAATTGCCAGCCCTACCTGAAAGCCGATGGAAGTTGCTATTCTGCACCATAGCCGATATATTTAAGAAAAGGAGTTAGGCATGAACAGCCCATCTGAATCAAAGATAAACTACACCGCCCTGATAACACAAGTTATCACAATCATTCTTTTGACTGGATTCATACCAGAAAAATACACGCCACATATTCTAGCTATCGTGGGGCTGGTATTGCCTGCTTTAATCCAGATTTTCAGAACTTGGTACACTGAAAAATGATTGGTCTGTTGCTACAAAGTAAAATAGCACGGCAAGTCGGTGCTATCCTGGTGGTTATCTTGGGCATTATAACGTTCGGCCAGTTACAAAAGCGCAAAGGCAAAAAAGAACAAAAACACAAACAAGAGAGAGCGACCAACAAAGCAAGGAAAGAATCCCATGATGCACGCGACGAAATTGACAATGATATTGGTAGGTCTGACCTTGACGACATTCACAAACGCTTGCGTAACAAGTGGAAGCGTAATTGAGAACCCTGGCTTTAAACCCATATCGCTTTCAGATGGTGATTGCCTAACAGAATCCACGGCACGAAAAATACTAGCACACAATGAATTTGGCGAAAAGATGAAATACTGGAAATCAAGTAAAGGCTGCGTGCCAATTTAGGGGTTAATTGTGACTGGACGGATTCAACAAATTTCGATGGCGGTAAATGCCGCTGATATAACACATGGCGGCCTTGGTCTTTTGGCCGTTCTAAACGGGTATTGGACGGAATACCTAAACCCAGTTGTCCAGATCGGCATCACGCTAGGCGGCGTTGTTTACTTGTATTATATGATACGCGCTAAGCGTACAGAGTGGCTTTTAAACAAGAACAAATTGAACAGGGAAGCGTCTGAAAAATAAAATAGGTTGCCGTTCCTACAGATGTATGCTATTGGTATATTCTATAAACTAGAAACCAATCTGAAAGGGCGAGGCAATGAAACGTATTTTCATCAACCTAATCTCAATTACATTTGCAACACTACTTACGGGCGCACCATTAGCGGCTTGGGAAGTCAAGGCAATGAACGACACAATTTCCAGTGCTAACTTTATCGTTAACAGCGGTTGCTCTGGAACTTTAATTTCAAAAGAACACGGGTTGATCCTTACCAACCACCACTGTTTGCGCGGTGGGATAAAAGTCGTAAGTAAAAAAGTCACGGGAAAAGATGGTAAAATTTCTTCAATTCAAGTTGAAGAGTTGGTCGATTTAGACGTATCTCAGCGGGCTTACATTGGACACCAGCTTGTAGGCGAGGCGACTTACAAAGCGGAAATTATTGCGCGTTGGAAAGAAAGTGACTTGGCGTTACTTAAAACGCGTTCCGCGCTACCAAATAGTATCGAGGCTAAAGTGTTCCCTGGTAAAGAGGTTATTCGTGGCGAAACAGTTTATGTCGTGGGCAACCCTGCCGGCTTAGGCGCCACAGTAACTAAGGGTATTATTTCAAGCACGACACGCATGTTTCGCGCACCTTGGGCCGATAATGCAGAGGTTTCCTTTTTGCAGATCGACGCTGGCATGACAGGTGGCAACTCTGGTGGTTCGCTATTTAACAACGTTGGTGAACTAATCGGCGTACCAGCGGCAGGTGTGCGCGGCAACGGGCATCTTGGATTTGCTATTCCGTTTTTCCGTGTTCAGGAGTTTCTAACCAATAATTGTTGGGGCGGCATCTGGAATGAAAACGCTGAAACCCGTAAGGATTGCCAGCAACGGCTTGAAGACGAAGCCAAGGGCGACAAATAATAATGGCGACAACGCCGCTAAGTCTTGAGGTTAAGCGGGATACATATCTCGCTTACCTTGAACACGGGTCGCAGCGGAAAGCGGCAAAAGCTATGGACGTTTCACACGGAACCTTTCAGAGTCGCCTAGACAGAATAAGCGACGAAGAAAAACTTGCCTTTGAACAAGGCGAACTAGGTGGCGAACTAGACCCAACTGGCATCCCAGAGGTTAGTGGCAGTAGATTCATTTTAACGTCTGCCCAAAATGCCACGGCGGTATTCACGCCATTTTGGGATAACCTTCTAGTATTAGCCAAGCATTACGACGCGGAAATAATGGTTTCGCGATTCAGATACAATGTATCAGCACAGCAAGCACGGCAAAGCAAGACAGATGCAGTAGCAAGCGCAGCGGAGTGGTACGCCGATGAATTACGGCAATACATACACGATGATCGTGTAAGGCTTTGTGACGGCCTTGTATGGGCTGGTGATATGAACATACTGCCAACGGCGACAGACCCACTAAGCGGAATGGATAGTTTTACAGGGCTAGATAGTTGCGTATTCCCGCACGCCAAAATAGCTATGAAGTCAATAGCGGTAGCAATGACGGACGCGCCAAAGAAAAACTATACGACTGGGTGCGTTACTCTTAGCAATTACATTAAGAGGAAGGCAGGGCAAAAAGCGGAGTTTCACCACGCTTACGGCGCGTTGCTTGTAGAAATAGACGACGATGGGGATTACTTTTGCAGGCAGCTAAACGCTGACGATGAAGGAGTTATATGCGACCTTGGGATAAAGGTTGTTGACGGTAAGGTTAAGACAAACAGGCCCGCAGCTTTAGGCGCGGGTGATATACACGCTAGGAACGTTGACCCAGTTGTTTACAAGGCAACATGGGGCAAGGGCGGCTTAGTCGATACGCTAAACCCAAAGAATCAATTCGTGGGTGATGTATTGGACTTTGATTCCAGATCGCACCACAACGATATATTTGACAATTACAGACTGCATTGTAGTGGCGGCGATTGTGTCGAAAGCGAAGTTTACGAAACTTTTGATTGTATCAGTGGGATTTTACGCGACGATATAAAAACGCACATCAAAAAGGGAAACCACGACGAACACATGGATAGGTGGTTGCGCGAAGGTAATTTTAAAACGGATCTAACCAACGCGCCGTTTTACCTTGAGGCAATGGCGGCAAAGTTACGTGCTATTAAAGCAAAAAATGACGACTTCGATTTACTGGAATGGTCGTTTGACCGCATTGGCGGTTTGGACGTTGAATTTATATCAAGGAATAAAACCATTGTAGTAGCTGGCATTGATATGAGCCAACACGGGGATATGGGGCCAAACGGTTCGCGCGGGTCTGTGCGGAATCTTGCAAAGGTTGGCCGCAAGGTTAATATTGAGCATAGCCATTCGGCGCATATTTTTGATGGGGCGTATCAAGCCGGTACAAGTACCAGGTTAGATATGGATTACTTAAAAGGCCCGTCCTCTTGGTCGCATGTTCACATTCTTACGCATGAGAACGGAAAGCGGCAGATGATAGAATTTAAAAATGGAAAATGGAGGGGCTAAGCGCCCCTTATGGTGATTTATTCACCGTCTATTTTCACACGTCTGTCATTTTTTTATCATTTTTTTAAAAATACAATTTGACAATCTTATAAACTATAGTTAAAGCTAATAGTGTAGAAGCAGAAAGAAAGAAAAGCTAATGAGTCTATTTGACACAATAACAACGCCCAAAGACGGGCCGATAGTCGCCACGATCACGGGCGACAGCGGAATAGGCAAAACCAGCCTAGCCGCGACATTCCCCAAACCAATCGTTATACGCGCAGAGGACGGCTTGCAAGCTATCCCTATGGCCACACGCCCCGACGCTTTCCCTTTGGTCACAAAGCCAGATGATTTATGGGGACAGATCAAGGCATTGCTGGCCGAAGATCACGAATACAAAACACTTATTATTGACAGCGTAACGGCGTTAGAACGCTTATTTATGCAGTCAATCGTTGATAACGACCCGAACAACCCCAAGTCAATTAATCAGGCATTGGGGGGTTGGGGGGCTGGCTCGTCGGCAGTTGCAGGGATGCACCAGCGCGTGCGTAGGGCGTGTGGGATGTTACGTGACCGCAAGGGAATGAACATTGTTTTTATTGCCCATGCTGATACCGAAACAATCGAATTACCAGACCAAGACCCGTACACACGGTACAACTTGCGCCTTGGGAAAAAGAGCGTGCCGCCATACATCGACGACAGCGATCTAGTTGGCTTTATCAAGCTGGAAACATTCTTGAAAGGGGATAAAGACCAACGCAAAAAAGCCATTTCGGACGGGACACGGCTGCTTGTTACTTATGTGACTGCGGCCAATGTATCTAAAAACCGTTACGGCATTACCGACGACATCACTGTGGAACTAGGCGCAAATCCGCTTATTGATTACGTGCCGTCGTTACAAGCGCAAATTAAACCTGTCAAGGCAACGACAAAAACAACAACCTCGAAAGGGTAAAATATGAGTTTCTGGGATTTATCAGACAATGAAGATGCAACAAAATCAGGCGGTGACTACGATAGTGGTGGCGGTAGTTTTGAAAACATACCAAACAATACCGACGTTATGGCTTGCCCTGATGAGGCTAAATGGGACAAAGACAACGAAGGCAATGAATACCTGTCTATCCGCTGGACTTTGTTAAAGCCTGAACAATACGCGAACCGCAAGGTGTTTCAAAAGATGTGGGTCAATGGCAATAACCCGCGCTCGAAAAACCCGAAAGAACAAGGCGATAAGGCAAAGCGTATGCTGGCCGCTATTGATGCAAACGCAGGCGGTAAGCTTGCAGGAAGCACAAGTAAGCCAACCGACGAAACGCTAACAATGGCCTTGGTGAATAAGCCAATGGTATTGAAGCTTATGGTATGGGAAATGGAAGGAGCCGACGGCAAGCCAATGTCCGGCAACTGGGTTTGTGCGGTGTCGCCTAAATCAAAAGGCTTAACCGCCACAGGTGACGCGCCAAAGCCACGGGCGGCAGCACCGACAACGCCTGACGGGGATATGGACGACATCCCATTTTAGGAATGTAGACAACCAGGTGGGCTATAACGGCCCGCCTTCACCAAACATGAAAAGAGGATGAAACAAGATGGAACAGCGTAGCAAAGAATGGTTTGAAGCACGCAAGGGGCGCGTTACGGCGTCCAGTATTGGGGCGATTATGGGGCTTGCGCCCTATCGAACCCGCGACGATGTACTGCGATCAATGGTGCGTGAACACTTTGGCGCAAGTAGTGAATTTGAGGGCAATATTGCAACGGACTACGGCACACGAAACGAGGAAGCCGCCCTATGGCAATATGAACTTGAAAACGGCGTCACGGTAGACGCCGGCGATGGGTTTTACACAATGGGTGATAGCCTTGGCGCGTCACCAGATGGGTTAATAGGTAGCAGGGGATTGCTAGAAATTAAATGTCCGTTTGGATTGCGTGACAAACCCGCACCTGTACCGTTTAAAAGCATAAATGATCAAATGCACTATTACGCCCAAATGCAAATGCAAATGCACATAGTTGGCCGCGAATGGTGCGACTTTTACCAATGG